CCACCGTCCGCGCGCTCATCGTCGCGCAGATCAGGCGGGCGCTCCGTGGCTGAGCCTGAGCCGTTCGACTACCTCGGCGCCCTCGCCCGCTATCTGCACGCCGCCGGCTTGCTGGTCTACGACCCGCACGGCACGTGCGGCGACACGTTCATCGAAGTCATGCCGCCGGCCCCCGATGAGGCCGTGTGCCTGTCGCTGTACGGGGCCGGCGCGCTGGACGCCCGCAACGCATGGGACATCCGGTCACTACAGGTCCGCACCCGCGGCACCGCCGACCCGCGCCCCTCCCGCCGACGGGCCGAGGCGATCTATTCCACGCTGCACGGGCTCGCCGGCGTCGAGCTCCCCGGCGGCGCGTGGCTGGTGCTCGCCGCCGCCGTCGCCACGCCCGCCCCGATGGGCGTGGACGACGCCGGCCGGCATGAGCACGTGACGAACTACCGCCTCGACATCGAATCACCCACCCACCACCGCATTTGAAGAAAGGTTTCACCATGCGCCGAGGCAGGCCGATTGATGCCCGCGGCTGGCTTTTCGAGGTACGCGACCAGTCCACCATTTACGAACGGTGGCTGCCGATCGAAAATCTCACCTCGTGGAGCCACAACGCGAGCGAAAACGAAGAGATCGCCGAGACAACGAATTTCGACTCTAAGGGCTGGTACGAAGAGGACGTGATGCAGCGCGGCGGCGTCATCGAACTCGAAGGCCAGTGGGCCCTCGACCCGGAAACCGGCCGACAGGTCACCGGCCAGGCATACGTGGATCAGTTCTGGGCCCAGCGACTTGGTATCGACTCCCGGAACGAAATCCGCTGGCGCCATGACTCCCAACACATGTGGACCATCTGGGAGGCCACCGTCAGCCCCGGCGAGCAGTCCGGCGAGACGAACGACAAAACGAGCTGGTCGGCGAGCTTCAAGCAGTGCGGCCGGCCCCGCTACGAACCGGTATTCCGCCTGTATGAGGAGAACCAGCCGTGACGCACGCCCCGAATCCCGAACCGGCCGAGAGTGAAGTCGCCGATTTCGACGCCTTCTTCGCCGAGCAGAACACCCCGCGGTTCGGCTCGACGCTGCGCCTGTACGGCCGCGAGTACGTGCTCCCCACAAGCCTGCCGCTGCTGTTCACGCTCCAGATGGAGCGCGTGAAGGAATCCGACAATCCCGAGGACATCCGCCGCCTGTTGTCCTCGCTGTTCGGGCCGGCGGCGCTGGACGAATGGGCAGACCACGGCATGACCGACCGGCAGCTCGCTATCGTCCTGATCTGGTCCGCGGCCAACTCCCGTGCGCCCGGCTGCATGAGCATCGCCCAGGCTTCCGCGCTTTATGACGAACGCGAGGCCGCCGAGGGGGGAAAAGCACTCTCCCCCTCGACGCCCACGGGGACGAAGACGCCGCCGCGTTCTGGCGCGTCGTCCTAACGCACTGGGGCGCGGTCGAAGCTGACCTCGCCCGCGAATACGCAATCACCGCCGAGCAGCTCGCCGACATGAGCACTCGGCGTTTTTTGGTGCTCATCGGAGGACTCACCCCTGAATCTCTTTTCGCGCGCTTGTGGGCCCGTACCCCGCGCGCGGTCACCTCCCCCGCTGAAATTGCCGCGCTAACCGGCCAGCCCCACTAGTCCGCCGCGGGGCCGGCCACGCCCGAGGGGGGGTGGTCGGCCGTGCCGCTCACCGTCGGGACCCTCGTAGGGCTGATCGATGTTGATGACGACGGCGCGCAACAGGGGATCAACGCCACCCGCCGCGGGCTGGTCAGCCTGCAGGGCGACGTCGAGGCGACCAGCTCGCGCGCCGCCTCGCTCGGTGGCAGGTTCCTCGACGTCCTCACGCCGTCGCTCGTCGCCCTGTCCGGTGGCGCGCTGACGGCTGGCGGGGCGTTGGCCGCCATCCCCGCACTGTTCGCGGGTATCGGCATTGCCGCCGCGGCGCAGTCGGAACAGGTCCAGAGCGCTTTCACGGATCTTCGGGACCGTGTCACCTCTGAGGTTCAGGGGATGGCCGGCCCGATCGAGGCCGAGCTCGTCGAGGTCGCCGGCCGCGCCGGCGAGGCGTTCACCACGATCGCCCCCAGCCTCCGGCAAGGGCTCTCGGCGGTCGCGCCGTACATCGGCACCGTCGCCGACGGGGTACTCACCGCCGTTGAGCGGATCGCCCCCGCCATGGCGCGCGCCGTCGGCGCCGCACAGCCGGTCATCGACGCCGTAGCCGGCGGGATAGCCAATCTCGGAACCGGGATCGCCGGTTTCCTCGACGGCATCAGCACCGGCGCGCAAGGGGCCGCCGAGGGACTCGGCGGGCTGCTCGATGGCGTCGCGCTGATCCTGCCCGCGCTCGGGCAGCTCGTCGGCACCCTGGCCCAGGCCGGCGGGCCGGTGCTGTCCACCCTCATGGGGCAGCTCGCGCCCCTGGTCGCGATGCTGGCCGACGCGCTCGGCCCCGCGCTGGCGCAACTCGGCCCGCCGCTGCAAACCCTCATCACGGCACTCGGTGAGGGGCTGCGCCCGATCGTCGCAGGGCTCGGGCCGGTGCTGTCCGCGGCGGCCGGCGCCATCGGGCAGATAGTCGGCGCCGTGGCGCCGCTGCTGCCCATGGTCGGGCAGCTCGTCGCCTCGCTGCTGCCCGCCCTCACGCCGATCCTCGACGGGATCGGCGAGGGGTTCCGCATGCTGGGCCCGGTCGTGGAGCAACTCGGCCAGGCGCTCATGACGGCGCTTGCGCCGATCCTCGCCCAGCTCCCGGCCATCGTCCGGCCGTTGGTGAATCTCTTCACCACGCTCGCCGCCCGACTTCTGCCGCTCCTGTCGCAGCTCATCGCCGAGCTAGCGCCGTCGCTGGCCACGCTAGGAGAATCGTTTGCCCAGGTTCTCGTCGCGCTCTCCCCGCTGCTGGTCGCGCTCGGCGAGCTCATCGGCGACATCCTGGTCGCGCTCGGCCCGCTGCTGCGCACGATCATCAGGATTGTTGCCGAGCTCGCCGAGATCCTCGCAAACACGCTCGCGAAGTACCTCACGAACATCGTCGTTCCGGCACTGGAAATCGTCACGTCCCTACTGCGCGGCGACTTCTCCGAAGCGTGGCGCCAGACGCGCGAGCTCATCGGCAACGTCGGCGAGTTCCTGCGCGGCGTCTTCCAACGGCTCATCACGTGGGCCCGCAACGGCATCAATGGCGCTATCGAGTGGGTCACCGGCTTTCCCGGCCGCGCGCGCGACGCGCTCGCCGACCTCGGGCCCACCCTGAACGACACAGCTACCGCCGCGTTCGGCCGCTTCCGGGACGGCATGACCACCGTTGCCGGCCGCGCCCTCGACTGGCTGCGCGGGCTGCCTGACCGCATCTCCCGCGCCATCGGCGGACTCGGCAGCTTGCTCTACAGCAAGGGCAAAGACGTTGTCCGAGGGTTGTGGAACGGCATCCGGGACATGGGCGGTTGGTTGCGCGATCAGCTCACGGGGTGGGTTGACGACGTCATCCCGGGCCCGATCGAGGACGTCCTCGGCATCGGCTCACCGAGTCGGGTCATGGCGCGCGACGTCGGGCGCTGGATACCCGCCGGCATCGTGCGCGGTATCGAATCCGGGCGCGGCGACGTCGAGCGGACCATGCGCCGGCTCGTGCCCGCCCCTACCCTCCCGGGCGCCGCCGGACGCGCGGGCGCGCTCGCCCAGGCCGGCGGGGGCCCGCTGCTGCATATCGAGAACTTCAACGCCGCCGCGAACGCGAGCCCGGACGCCACGGCCGCCGCGCTCGCCTGGCGCATGAGAGCAAGGGGATAACCCGCATGACCACGTTCACCCTGCCCACGGTGCCGGGGCACGTGCAGTACGGCGACGCGCTGCTGCTCGGCCCCGGCACCCCCTACCACGTGCGCACCTTGTCGGGGTGGGAGGAGTTGCCCGCGCTGGACTCCGGCACCGTGCCCAGGCCGGCCGCGCACGGCGCCTACCCGGGGGCGCTCCTCGCGCAGCCGCGCACCATCACCGTTGACGACATGGTGATACGGGCGCCGGCCGACCAGATCGGCGCCGCCCTCGACCGGCTCAACGTCGGCACCGGCGTCACTGACGAGGAGCTGCCGCTACTCATCCACCTCGACGAACGCGGGCCGCTGCTCGCGTTCGCGCGCGTGGTGCGGCGCGTGGTGCCCGTCGAATCCGGCTACGCGCTCGGCGTGATCACCGGCGCGGCGATCCAGTGGGAAGCGTCCGACCCGCGCCGCTACCTCCCGCCCGAGCAGTGCGCGGAAACCGGGCTGCCCGAGCCGTGCCTGGATTGGCACCGCGACGACGCCGGCGCGTTCACCCGCGGCGTCCCGGCCAGCACCGGCACCCTCGCCCCGTACAACGCCGGCACCGCGCCGACGCACCCCGTGATCACGTTCCGCGGGCCGGTGGACACCCCGACCCTGACCAACTCGACCACGGGCGCTCAGCTCTCCTACCGGGTGCAGCTCGACGACGGCGAGGAGCTCACCGTCGATACCTACGCCTCCACGGTCACGCTCAACGGGACCGACAACCTGATTGGCACGGCCGCCGCGACCAGTCACCCCGAACACGTCTTCACTCTCCCGCCCGGTTACTCCTCGCTCGCGTTCAGCGCCGACCCCTCCCGCCCGCCCGACAAGCGCGCCGCCGCCGTCCTGCGCTGGCGCTCCGCCTACTGGTGAGGAGGGAACCAACCGTGACCACGGCTGACTATCGGGTGTTGGTGTGTGATCTGCGCACCGATCGCCTCCTCGACGTGCTGCCCATCGGCGACGTGAGCGTCGACGACTTCATCGGCAAGGCCGGCAGCCTCGCCGGCACCGTGCCCATACCGAACCGGGCCATGGCCGAGCGCGTGCGGCCGATCCTGCAACCGGGCCGCACCGCCCTATGGGTCGAGCGCGACGGCGCCGTGTGGTGGGGCGGCATCCTGTGGACCGCCACGCCGGCCGCGGACGAACGCGGGCGCGTGACGGTCGCCGTTCAGGGCGGCACGTTCGACAGCTACCTGGACCATCGGACGCTGTTCGAGTCCGTCGAGGCGCGGGGAGTTGACCAGTTCGACCTCGCCCGTGATCTCGTCGAGTACGCGCAGAGTCTCGACGGGGGCGATATCGGGATCGAGTACGGCACGGCCACATCGGGCGTGACCCGTACCCGCCGCTACGACCGCCACGACCAGCCGCGTATACGCGAGCTGCTCGACGAACTCGCCGAGACTGACAACGGGTTTGAGTGGCGCATCCGGGCGCACCGCGATACGGAGAGCGGCCGGCGCGTGAAGCTGCTCGAACTCGGCCACCCGGTCATTCGCCGCGGCGGCGTCGACCTGGTGCTCACCCACCCCGGCGACATCCTCACCTACACCATGCCCACCGACGGCACCGCCCGCGCCACGGTATGGCAGTCCCGAGGCGCCACGGTCAACACCAACGCCGCCGCCGAATCCCGGCCGCTGCTATCCCGCCTGTTCGTGGACTCCGAGGCCCTCGCCGACGGATGGCCCCGGCTCGACGGCACCAGCGACTACACCAGCACCGAGAACCCCGAGGCGCTCGACCAGCACGCACGCGCCGACTTCACCGCCGCCCGCCGGCCGCGCGCCATCCCGGAACTCACCATCCGGCTTGACCAGCGCATCACGCCCGACCTCATCGGCCGCACGGTCCGCGTGCGCATCCGGGACCTATGGCACGCGAACGGCCACGACGCCCGGTACCGCGTCGTCGGCATCAACGTCAGCCCACCCGAACGCGGACGCCCCGAGTCCGCCCAGCTCACCCTGGAGGCCCTCTAGCCATGGCAACCGTTCCAAACGACCTGATCGACGAAGTGCGCGCCCTACGGCGCCAGGTGCGCGAGCTCGCCGGCCGCTCCCAGACCCGCCCCGCAATGAACGTCGTGCAGGACGGCGACATACGCATCGAGCAAGGCGGACAGCTCGCCGTCATCCCGCCCGGCGAGGATTACGCCACGTTCGCCGTAGGCCAGTGGCCCGACGGCGCAGGGGGCACCGTCGCCCGTCGCGCCGATGGTACGTACGCGCTCACGATCGAGGGCAGCAACGCCGACCGCGGCACGTGGCGCCTGTGGAACCGCGACACCGCCGAGCCCCAGCGCGTGCTCGTCGGCGACGACCGGCATAGCGCGCGGTTCCTCGGCGCGCCCTGGTTCCCGCTCCAGCTCCACCCCACCGCCGAGCAGCGCAGCACGTCGGAGGAGTGGGCCAACGCATGGACCGGCATAGGGCCGGCCGTCAACCCCGTCGCCGTGCTCAAGGTGTCGTCCTACGGCGAGGACGGCGGACGGGTCCGCGTGAGGATGCGCCACAGCGCCGCCGAGGACGCCGCCGTCATCGATGAGTGGGACGTCAAGGCGAACGCCTGGACCAACCGCGAGATCACGCAGCCACTACACGGGGTCGGCTACCTCGCCGACGTCGCCCTCCAGATCGAACACCGCAGCGCCGGCCGCCACCCCATCGAAACGAGGCTGTTCGCCGCCTACACCCGCTCCACCCTCACCCCGGACGAGGCACCCGACCCGCCCGCCGGCCGCGCCCCGGACGCCACCGCCA